CGAAGGTTGCCACAAGTGCTACAATGGTATCGTGATCCATTCCTGGATTAACACGAGACTCATATAGCTCTTTGTGGACTGAACGTCTTAACTCCATAAGTCTGGAGGTAAAATCGTCTTTATCCGCTAAGAGTCCATTCTCTATCGACCGTTGAACCATCGTGGTCAGGTTATCACCTGGCAACGAGAAGTTCAAGCCGATACCGCCATAACAATTAGCTACTCTATCAAAGATAGCTTTTTGCCGTGACGAGAGAAGGGACCTACTCTTCCGTCCAAGTAATCTACAGATGTCGAGGAAGTTATCATCAGAGATACCTTTCCACTTCATTTGCGGAATTACTAGTCCGTTAGTGTACAGCTTACCAGCAAATTCACAGATATCGTTAGAAACGATCGACTTACTTTCGGAGACCGGACACTCTAGAATTTCTAGAGTCTTTCGGTAAGACCTAAAGAGTCTTTCGTTTAATATAACAACATCGTCCCCTAGGATGAAGAATTCTCCATTCCAACCGGGGCATGCGCCCTCACAGTGTTCTCTTTGGATTTCCCATAATAGGAAATATAAGAGGAAACCATGAGTTAGTGCAAATGCTGCAAAACTGGTTTGCATACCCAGTGGTTGTCCTTTCGTCCAGGTTATGTAGGTATTATTGTACCTCCATTTCCCACGACAAAAGTCTGACCACAAGTTCACGAAATCGTGATCTCTGGGGTGAACTAACGCCTTCAGGACACCTACTTGAAGATCAAGAGGGAATCTATCTGTGGCAGATGATAAATCTACCGAGAAGACCCTTGTCTTTTCCTTTAGTGCCTTGAACAATACAAGGTTAGGTTTAGACTGATCAAAAGTACAATCCCATGGAAGGGAGCGGACAGCGCTGTACAGGTGGTCTGATAACGGCTCTAAGAGCGTATTCAGGATCCTGAACGGATTGGCTACACTTCGCAATTTCCCACCCGGTTCTTGGATAAAACTTATCCGACCGCAAACGAAATCGCTAGGCATAAACTTCTTCCTTGATTGAAGCTGAGCAGGGTGATAAGTCCTGTTCTGCATCTCTCTCAGTTGGCCCGTGCCTTTGATTACAGGAGTTATTATCCTCTTGTAATTAAAGTATAACCGGTATCCGCTGTCATTCTGAAAGATCAATAAATCTTCAGAGACAGGGGCCGTCTTATTTACCGACCCAGCCCTATTGGGCAAGGGACACTTCTTTGTGGAAGCGAACCTTGATAACCATAAATGGGACCCAGGTCGTACTCGTTTGGGCTTCATAACAGCTTGTTTTACAAACTGTCCTAAGCCCTCGCCGATGTCCTGTAGATTTACAGGCACCGCCTTGACTCCTTGTTCAAATTTCTCAATTTGAGAGGCAGTCGGGTTTGTATACACCCAATTGGTGTAATACATAAGCACTTGTACAGATCTTGCGAAATGTAGGTCGTGTTTACGAGACCATCTAAAGAGAGC